GCCTGTGCGCTTGCGTCGGCGGAGTTCATACGGGTGAGTGCTGTCGCCGCCGCCGCCTCCGCTCTTTCCGCTGGGGCGTTCAGGTTGTAGGTGCGAAATGACCAAGAGTTTTTGAGTTCAAAAACGGTCTGAGACGCGCCGATTGTTGTTATAAAGCGATACCCTGTTCCGGAAATTCCTGATTCTATGTACCAGAACGAACCGGCAAACTGAGCAAAATAGGAGCTATACTGATTCGGACGAAGGAAAATCTGCCGCTTGTAGTTGATTGCAGCCTCTATCTCTTCCTTCGTAGTCACGAAGTATTCGGCGTAGAACGGTGCGGCTTCTTTCGTCTCGTCGCTCAGTTCCTTGAAGCTGGCAAGCTCCTCGTTGAACTGTGCCTCGGTTCCGGTGTAGCCGCCTGCTACGGCCTGCTCGTAGGCAGAATCACCGTCCATGACATTGAAACTCTGGCCGGTCGGGTGATCTCTGTCGGTGATGTTGACGCTGTGCCCGTGGTCGATATTCTCAATGGTGACTTCGGGGCTGTAGCCGTCTTCGCCTCGGATGAACTGCTGTTCCGGTACTCTTACAATTACATTGTCAGCCATTATGCGTTTACCTCCTCGCCGCTCTCAAAGAGCGTGGCGTTCATCCTCAACCGGATGATGTTGGTCGGGGGATTCGTGATCGAGTTCTCGTAGTGGATGCGTGTGTCAAGCTGAAACATATCGTCCTGCACGAACTTGTAGCTGTCTTCACGGGAGAACGTCACGAGAATGACGTCCTCGTCTTCTTTCTTCCGGCAATCGCGGCTTTCGCCGTCTCTTGACCAGTAAGCGGTTTTCAGCGTTTCGCCGCCCTGCTCCTGCTTGAAGATGAACTCGATGCCGGTGATGTGTTCAAAGTTCGGGTCTTCTATTTCTACGGGAAGCACGAACACGGTTCCCGCTTTGATTTTCAGTGCCATGCCGTACCTCCTTAAGTGAGAATGATTTCGGTGATGGTGCTTATTGAATTGAAGTATATACCGGCCTTGTCGTAATATTTATTCGTTATGTCCGCTGTCCGTGTAGCTGACGTTGCCGTAAAGTCCATGGTCGCCAGGTTCACATTGTCTTTATCGCGTAAGTAAAGATGGCCGTTTGCGCCAAAAGCCGATGCCGCCGTGCAAGTAATCTTCGTGTATTCAGTAATCGGTATGACCGCTCCGCCTGAGACAGTGTTGCCAAATAGCCAGCTGCTGCCGACATTGCTTGGAATGACGATCTGCTTGTTCCTGTCGTCGTATGTAATGCTGCTGTTGTAAATCTGCAAACCGCTTTTCAAACCAAACGTGCTGTCGAGGATGATGTTCTTGCCGCCGCACAGCACTTCGTACACCTGTCCGGCGTTGCCGACGACAACAGCGTTTGCCTTCGCGTTGTCGCCGTAGGTCGGATGATGCGACGTCACACTGTAGGTGCCGAAGGCGGCAGCCGGGATCACAAAGAAATGCTCGGTGACATTTGCATCGCCCGTCCTCACAAAACCGTCGGCGTCCTGCTGGGTGAATGTGTCCGTGCCGTTCGTGACGCTGACGGAACAGCCGGTCGAAGTCACGACTTTGAGGATGGCGCTGTTCGTGTCAAGCGCCGCCGCCTCGTAAGAACCGGCTACATTGAAGATTGAGACGCCCTTCTTGATGTTTGTAGCAAGAAGGTTCGCATCGCCAAGGATTGTCTGCGCACCTGCGAGCCATTTGTTCGCCGCGATGGTCTGTGCCTGAGTCCCCGGCGTAAAAGTCTCTGCGGCTTTCTGCGATTCTGCCGCGATATTTACGGTGACGGATGACATGCCGTCATAGCCGCTGTCGGGGACTACGTTCGTCGAAGCTCCGGTGATGGATACGGTCTTGGACTGCAGCATACTGCTGCCGCCGCCTCCGCCGCGTCTGGTAATCATGGCGTCACTCATTTGCGGATACACCTCGCTTTGAAGGTCAGCGCCACGGTCGGTTTCTCCTTGGCGTAGAATGTGATGGTGTTCGTCGTAGCGGCGGCGCGGTAGATATTGCCCCATGCCGTGTCTTCTGCCACAGCCGTTGCATAATCGTCATCGTCAGGCACAAGATCGATGATGGGGGAGTCCGTCGAAAGGACGCCGGAAATCGTCACGGCCTGCGAGAACGGCGCGGTGCTTCCAGCCCAGCCTTCAGCCGCGAGTGTGCCGCTGTATTCCGCGCTCACGGCTTCGCCGAGCGTGTCGAGTACAGCCTGAAGCGTGGTGCTCTGCCCGCCGCTTGTCTTTGCACCGATATTCGCTGCGGCAGTACCGGCGGCGATGGCTTCGATCAGGTCGTTGACGAACTCCCTGAGCGTATTCGCGTCGTCGTCGAACTTCGCTTTCAGCTCTTGAGTTCCAATCGCCCCGGGGCCTTCAAGCGGCTTGTCAGGCAGGTCTGCTATAGTTGTCAGTTCTTGAGTAAGTTTGGTAAACATGTGTGCCTCCCTATTTAGCAAAGCCGGTGAATCTTACGCGGATATCCGCCGCAAGTACGGTGCAGCGGGACTGTGCGTTTTCGTTGTAGAAGATGAGCTTGTAGAAGACGAACTTCTTCGCTTTGATCTTCTCGCGGTACATCTGCGGGTCGTACAGTTCGTCGAACTGGAGCGTGTCAAAGGCAAACTCGTTGAAGTCGAACTGATACGCCTGCGTCGATATCGTCTTCTGGTCGCAGGTTTTCTTGTCGGTCTTGGCTGTGATGACAAGTTCCGTGTTGCTTTCGGGCTTCACGCCTACCCATGCCATCGCCGAGTATTTGCGCATGTAGTCCTGATTGAACGACATGGAACCGGATTCCCAATAGGCGGGAATCGCGCTTTTGACGTCAACAAGGTTCAGCGTGACCTTGTAGCCGGATTCGTTTGCCGCTGGCAGCGGGTATCCAATCGGCGGGGTAAAAACAATACTGTTCGTGGCTTTGTCATAATGGTACATTTCCCATGTGCCGGTATGAAAATCGGCAGGGAAATCGCCCCATATTGTATGAGCCACTTCTGTACTGGTGTCCAAATTGGTAATTGTGATGTCATCGACGGTTGTCGTGTCATCTAAGAAGCCAGCGGTCGTTTTGCCGACATCGCCGTAAAAGTCACCAAGCGGGAACGAAGCGGTTACGCCGTCAGGGTAAATGATCTGCTCATAGACCCCGGTCGTCATGTCACTCATGTATTCAGCGCTGAAGTGATTGACCTTCCCGTCCGGCGTACCGATGTACAGCTCTTCACCGATGTTTGCCATGCAGGAAACAGGGAAGTTCGTGTAATGGCTCCATGCGTCAGCAGCGTAGTTGTAGACAAGTGCGTCGCCGTTGTAGCAGACGTAATACTCCTGCGCGTCGTTGTCGTCGTAGCAGTAGCAGCTCTCCGTGCGGTAGCTTTGCAGTGCTGCCCATACGCGGTCGGAGATGCGCTTGGCCTGTCGCTCGTCTCTGGTGAGATTCGACGTGTAATAGCTGCTGTTCTTCCACTCGTACAGGTCGTTGCCGAACAGCGTATACGGGCTGTTCATGACGAGACGCACCTGACCGGGAGCCGCGTTGCCGATTGCCTTGTTGACAGGCGTCACATAGAATGCCGGAACATTCAGGCCCTCTGCCAGCGTCAGGCTGGATGCCGAAATGCTCCATGCGCTGTCCTTCTTGTAGCAGGCGAGGCTGGAGTAGTGGCGGATCATGCCGGTGATGGGTGTGTTCTCGTCGCCCACCAGCGCCTCGTAAAGGTCGGGGAAGTAGTCGGCGCGGGGATTGCCGTTGTAGTCGATGCCGGAGTAGATAGTCTTGTTCGTGCCGTCGCCGTAGAGGAAGATGCGGGTATCCTGTGTTCCCGCGAATAGCTCAGCGTACTGCATGTTCTCGACGTCGGAGCGGAAATCCGTGTCTACGCTGTAGCCGACTTCAAAGCGGTTGACCGTCTGCGGGATGACCTGCGGGACAGAAGAGAAGATAATCTTGCCGGTGTTCTCGCCGTTGATCTGCTCCACGGTGTAGTCAGTTCCCGCTACCAGTCTCGTCGGCGGGACTGTGACGAAGTCATCAACGTAGTCAACGCTTGCGGGAATTTCGGGGAGCCAGAACGTGCTGCCGGTTCCGTCCGGCGAAAGCCACACGCGGCGCTCACCGCACAGCCGGTTCACGTTCTCCAGCGTTGCGCTGACGTCCTCCGTGTTCACCGGCGTGATGTTCGTCTTTACCAGCGGCCTGTAGCCGTGGACAACGGATAAAGTCGTGCCATCCCATTCGCGGTAAGCACTGCCGTCGAGGATATACGCTTTGTTTTCAAAACCGAAGATGTGCACATCCTTGTCGGTGCTGATAGTGCCGATTTCCACGGCGCTGAGTGCCGTGTCGCCCTCTTCCCAGAACTTGTACAGCTTACCGTTGCAAGCTCCGAGCATGTACTCAGTGCCGCCGACGTAGCCTACCCACAAGCCCTTGACGGGGTTGTCCGTCTCAAGGTTGACGACTGTCTTTGTGCCCGGCCTGCGCTGAAGGTTCCTGTCACGGGTGATGCGGAAGTTGTTCATCGCGGCGGCTTCGCCCATCTTGAGCTTAGTGTCGCCGTCGGGGTTCTGGTTCAGGCCGAGAAACGCCTTGATTGGGAAAACCTTTTCATTTGTCGTGGCTTTAATCTCTGCCATAGCTTACCCTCATACGAGACCCTTCGTGTCTCCCGTCTTGTTGATCGTTCTCTGCAGGCTGCCGTAGCCTCTACCTTCAGGCACATCGGGCTTGATGCCCAGCTCCTGAATAGCTCCGGGCTGCGGCATACCGGGCTGCGGCATTGCAGGAGGCCCGACGGGTGCAGGCATACCGGCCTGCATCTGCGCTGCCTCGCGCTCTTTGATCTTCTTTTCAAGCAGCGCACGTCTGCCGGGGATTCTGTCGTCCGGCACACGCTCCAGATAGTCGATGATGTCGATAAGGCCCTGCTGGAGCAGGTTGTCCAACGTCTGCGTCGCCGCGATCTCGCTGTAATACGTGCTTGCGCCGACGTCCAGTTTGAGCAGTACCGGGTGCTTCTTGAGCAGTTTGAAGTCAAACAGCACCGGCACTTCCTCCGGCATCTCAAGGTCGGGATTCATCTGCTGCGCGAACATGACAGCTTCGCGTTCTTTGGTGGTGATGGGGGAATCCACGTATCTCTTGCCGTAGTATTCGCCCATGAACTCCAGATAAATCCTGAACATGTCTTCCATGCTCTTGTACAGATTCTGCTTCGTCAGCTCGGACGGAGTAGAAGCCGCTCTCTGAAGAGCAATGATGGCGGAAGTATTGTCAGGTCTGGTATCGCCAAGGGCAACGCTGGTAGCGCCAAGGCTCTGCTCAGTCTCTTCGACGGCGAGCTGGATGTACTGGCTCACCTGCGGGGAGATGGGTGCAGGGTCAATGATCTTCGCCACGTCAGCGACGTTGCCCTGTACGCCGATTGCGCCGCCAACACGGTTGTCCCAGCGCTTGACACGGGTGGCATCATATACGACCTTAGAGAAGGCGGATTTCATGATGCTGACCATCGTCATGGCCCACGCTTTATTGATGAATACCTGATTCGGGATAAGGCCGGAGATCATCGCCTGACCGTGGTAGCAGTCTGCCACGTCGTCCCAGCTCAACCAGTTGATCGGGTAGAGCTTGATGTCCATGCTCTTCGGCTCGCAAATCTCTGCGTTTCTGGTGCTCTCGTAGTACCAGACCTCGCCGTCGTCGTCCTTCCAGAACGTCATGAGCACGGTCACAAGGCCGTCGGTATACTTCGCAGCATCGACCAGATTGTTCTCTTCGTCGTCAGCGCGGATAGTTTTCCAGTCTGCGCTCTTGTTGGCCTTTGCGCGAATCTTCACGCTGCGCACGGGTTCACGCTTGGCAATGATGATCCACGGCTGCGTCTGCACATGCTTGTCAGCAGGATTGCCGAAGTACACTCTGGTGTTGTCCACGATCTCGGTGACGATAGCGCCCTTGGCTTTCTGGCCCGTCTCGGCGTCTGCATCCCAGTGCGTGTACATGCAGCCGCTCCCGTCAACAGCGGCGTTCCTTGCAAACTCGCGCATCAGCGAAGGAATATTGTTTCTCTCGATGATGGCGTCGAACTCTTCGTTGACGATCTCTACGAGCTGCTTGTAGTCGTTCGTGCCGACGGTGTTCGCCAAAGCGGAGGCCGTGACGCGGATGTTGTCGGTCGTGATGCTGGCAACGATGAAGCCGACGACTCGCTTGAGAATATTGATCTGCGGGGTAGGCAGGCCATTGGCCTCAACGCCTTCCCACTGTTTGCCAATGTAAAAGTTCCGGTTGACTTTTACGTTGTCTTCGAGCTGAATCTGGGCGTTGAAGCTGAGGCCCTTGTTGTAAAACTCATAGACAACAGTAGGCGTCGGCTTGTCCTTGCCCTTGAAAAGCCCTAAGCTATGTTCATCCATCAGTTGCCTCCGTCTTCATTCCCAATGTCATAGGGGTTCCACGCCATCATCTTCTCAAGTCCGGCGTCCCATCTCTTCTCGACCTTCTCGGCTACCTGAGTCGCGATCCGGCTCTCAGACTCGCTGAGCTTATCCTCCAGCATATTGATTCGTTCGCTGAGTCGTGCGTTATCAATCGACAGCCTGCTGATGGAATCAAGCAGCACTTCATGCTCTTTGGTGGTGCGGTAAAGTTTGGCTTCCAGCTCTTCGATCTTGAGCGTATGCGCATGAGCTTTGCCAAACAGCCAGCCGGTCAGTCCGACCATTGCTGTGAGTAAAAAAGCAAGAACTGTAGAAGCACCAATTGTCATTTCGTTTCTCCTGTCATGTCCAGCTTCACAATGAGCTGGCGGTCTTTCCTCTCCATCGGCTTGTCAGAGTATCCGCCGTTCTTCTCCTGCTGAAGAGCGCTCTTGCAGCCGGTAGCAGACTTCGGGTCGCTGACCATCTTCCTCTCCAGCCAGCTCGTCCGGCGCCTCTTCGCCCAGCGCAGAATCTGCGCGTAACCTTCAGTTGTTTTCAGTTCCTCAAACTCAGCGTCTTCGTCTTCACAATCAGTTCCCTGAAAGATGTAGTTGATCATCCCGGCCTCATCCGGGAAGACCTTCCTGCTCTCTTCACAGTCTCTGAAGTAGAACTTGACCCGCTTCTCAAACTCTTCAGGGCTTAAACTCGGTTCCATATCTGCACCTCAGTAATTCACGTAACTGTCGGTAGGTTCGCCGCCAGTCATGAAGTCGTCGTAGTTTTCTTCAGGCCCGTCGATCAGCTCGTCCTTCTGCACGGGCACTTCAGGCTTCTCGCTCACCATGCTGCGGTTGATGCAGAAGTATCTCACGCCGTCAACCGTGTGCGTGATGTCGTGCGGGTCTTTCGCGCAGTCGTTCGGGTTGATATCGTCATGCTGGATCGACTGGATGTCCTCTATGACGCCGCCGACGTTGTCAAAGAACATGAGCATGGGCAGCTGTTTCGGCGCTTTCTCAGGCCCGCCCAGCATCTTGATGACATACTCGTCGTGCAGGGGAGCCATCTCCAGCAATGATCTCATGACCATGTGGCCCTGAACACGGCTGTTGTCCGACTTGATGATCGGCACACCGTTCGCTGTGAATATCTGAGCAATCGTCCGGCCTGTTTCCTTCTGCCGGTTCCACATGTCCGGCGGCGCATACGTGCAGACAACGTTCTCGTACATCAGCGTGTTTTCAAGCGCGGCTTTTGCAGCGTCCTGAATGCTCAGGTTCTCAGCCTCAAAGCTCCTGATGCACCAGCTTCGACCGTCTTCGTCTATCACCCACCAGAAGCAGGCGAACATATCAAGGCCATAGTCGAAGCTCCGGTATACTTGCCAGTGCTTCGGTATCTTGAACGGCTTGATCGTGTGTATCTTTGGGTCGAAGTTGTCGAAGTAACACCCGCCCATGATGTCCCAGTTGCCGTAACGCATAGCTTCTGAGTTGTGCATCATGGAGATGTTGGAGAGGTAGTTCGGGTTCTTCTCCAACATGATCACGTTGTCTTCAGCCTTGGCGAAGATGAAACTGTAATCTTCGGGGTTCTCAGTCTTCTCAGGGTGCGAGTAGTCGACCTTGAACTTGCGATCAATGAACAGCCGCTTCACCCAGAAGTGACCAACGCCGCCGGGGTTAC